GTCGTATTATTATTTATTTGGTTTATAGTTTCTTGCTATGCGATTTGGAATTTAACTGCTAAACAAGAAGTATTAGAAACTTGGATTGAAAATTTTATTATGACAATAGAAAAAGTTAATATAGAATTGAGTCGTATAGACTATTTAGGTTCGTTTGAAGCAGACGATGAAACAGGTACAATATTTGATTCAATAAAAGAAATAATTAAACAATTAGATAGATTTAAAGGAGAAGAATAATGGTTACAGCAACAGAATCAGGGTCCGTAGTAAAGGTGAAATCACCAGTTAAACCAATAGTTAAAAAGAAGAAGGCTAAAAAGAAAAATTATTATTTTCATCAAGGAACTGAAGATGCTATTATTCGATATAATAAATCTGATGATTATAGATTAAAAAATACAATTTATAATGAACATATTAGAAAGCCATTTGATAAGTTAGCTGAAAATATTATTCACACGTTCAAATTTTATTATTTTGATGTATCTTCAGAAGAGGTAAAGCATGAAGTAGTATCTTTTTTGGTTTTGAATATGCACAAATTTAAAGAAGGTAAGGGTAAAGCCTTTTCTTACTTTAGTATTGTTGCTAAAAACTATTTAATTTTACATAATAATAAGAATTATAAAATGGGTAAGATACATCATGAAATGGATGTATTGGATTATAAAAGAAATATATTAGAAGAACGAGGTCGTGATGAAAAAACAGAAGGTGCTGAATTATTTATAAATGAATTACATAGGTTTTGGGATACCAATCTCACTAATGTGTTTCGTAGAGATAAAGATATTCGTGTAGCTGATGCTGTTTTACATATATTTCGTATAAAAGAAAATATAGAAAATTTTAATAAAAAAGCTCTTTATATTCTCATTCGTGAGATGACAAGTTCTAATACACAGCATATAACTCGTATTATTAATGTAATGAAGAAATATAATAAACGGCTAATGTTTGAGTTTGAGAAGGAAGGTACAGTTGACGTGAGTTATACAGGCTCACTTGTCAGAGAATAAAAAAAGGGGAGTTTTACTCCCCTTTTTTGTTTTTAGAACTACTTACGGAATAAACCCACCAACACCAATAAGGCTACCAGCCCTGCAAATCCGGACTGTCCGAATTGGTTTATAATTGATGTTAAGTTTCCAATAACTTTGACGCCAAAGACACCAGTTCCAAAAATTACTTCAGAAACAGCACCTATAGCTACAAAAGACATCATTAGATGAGCTAAGTCATCTACATAGCCTCTTACCATTGTTATTATTTCCTTCATGTTTATCTCTCCCATTAGTTAACAAAAAAGGGATTTTCACCCTATTTATAAATATCATATATATTAATCAAAAGTTGAAAATTGAAATATTTATATATAACGACAATTCTATAAAATTTAATAAAACGGAGTAAAAAATGGCTATCAATTTTGAAGTATTTGAGGGTAAGTCTTTATCTGACTTATTTAAAGATATATATGATAACAGTACAAGAAATAAAGAACAGTTAGAAGTTCTTATGAAAGAGGTTGTTGGGTTTATCAAAGATGGTGATACAGCTGTGCAAATAATCCCAATGTTAAAAGAGTATTTAGAAATCAATGTAAAAAATGATGACCAATTAGTAAAAATGGCAGCAGTCGTTCAGCGTATTATATCAGCTGAACAAAAGGGTGGTGCTGATGATGAATTTGGATTGTCCGATAAAGAGAAAGAGCAACTTATGACAGCTTTAGAAGGAGCTGCTTCTGATTTACAAAGCAGGGCGGATGAAATAAATGAAGATATAGAGGGAGTTATTAATTAATGTCTCATTTTATTTCAAAAAAAGTTGTTAAAAGAAAGGATATTGGAGAACTGGTAGATGGGAATCAAGTATATGATATAATAGATAGTGTAGTTGATAAAAACAGAGAGTTTCATCAAATAGAAGCAGCTATTGTAAATCATGTTTGGTTAGATCCAAAAGAATCAGGCTTTCCAACGGAATGGATAACAGTTGGTACAGAAAAAATAGAAAAACCAATTTATAGTATGTTAGGTACGATTACAGCGACATACACTCATTCAAAAAAAACTATAAATTTTGCAAAACCTATTTCACCTCATATAATTGTTTATCCGGATGTAAATGAAAAAGTTAATATGGCAAATTTTGATGGAGATATTTATTGGTATTCTCCTCTTAATTTAAATCAAAATGTAAATGTTAATAGATCTGATGGTGCTGGGGGTAAAGTATCTCATGAAGCTACAAAATTTAATAGGAAACTTGCTCCCCAAAGTGGAGATGTTATTATTCAAGGTAGATTTGGACAATCGATGAGATTTGGAAGTGACTCTGGTGATGAGTTTCCTACCGTTAAAATTGCATGTGGACAGGCAGAAGTACAAGAAAATGTGGATGCTAAAAATGCTGATAGTTCTTTTCCTCAAATTGAAAATTTAGATTTTGATGGATCTTCTATATATATGACATCAGGTCCTGAAGAGATAGGACTAATAGAATCTTCTAAAACTGATAATAAACCAACTAAATTATTTGGTAATCAAATTATTTTAAATTCAGATAGAATAATTTTTCAATCTAAAGGTAACCCTGAAAATAAAACTGGATCTATTCATATGTTTGCTTCTGATCAAATAATTGTATCAGCAAATACTTTTATAAATTTAGAATGTGGAGCTGAAAAAGATGGTGTGTATTCAAAGGGTTTTATATTTTTAGGAACTAAAGCTGATGAAGAGCAAAATCCTATTGTTAAAGGAAGGCAATTAACAGATTTATTAACTGATATATTAACCGTAGTTAAAACATTTGCGGGAAAGTTAGCTAAAGAAGAATTAGATGGTACTAATATTGTTCCACCTTTAAACGAAGCTTGTTCTCAGGTATTATTAGATATTGCAGAAGTTGAAAAAGAAATGCCAAATATTTATAGTAAAACTGTGTTTACGCATAATTAATAGGAAATTATAATGGGAATGGGTTCAAAAATTATTATAGATCTTGCTAAAGAGAAAATTAATAAACCTTTGCTTGCTAAAATTGCTGTTGTAGCTGGGTTAATTGCTTTTATAAGAGAAATGATGGATGTAAAAGAAAAGGCAGAAGAAGTAGAAGAAGCAATTGAAAAAGTAATAGCAGCTAAAGAAGCATATGATGACATGGAAGAAGGTATTGAAACGATGAAAACTAAAAAGGAAGAAGTTGAAAAAACTTTAGCGGCAGCAGAAACAGCAGCTAAAGCAGCAACAACATTGGAAAAAACTTCAACAATTGGCAGTGCTTTGAATCCAGCAGCCGCTGCTGTTGCTGTAGCTCAAAAATTTATAATTGAAAAAGCTAAAGAAGAAATAGCAGATTTGAAAGGAGCTGTAAAAGGTATCATTCCGTCTACTGTAGATAAAGCTCAAAAAACAGTAAAAGATCAAAAAACGAAAATTGATAAATTTGTGCGTGAAATGGAAGAAAAGAAACGTATAGCAAAATTAAAAATGGAAAGAAACAAAGTTTAAGTTTACATTATATTTATAATAAACAGGAGTCTATTATGGCTAAATCAAAAGCACTTGTTACATTAATTAGAGAAATAGTGAAACAAGAAGTAAAAAAAGAAGTTAATGAGATATTTATTAAGGAGGGAGTTAAAGCTGTAACTCAAAATAATAATATTGTTCCAGAAGTACTAGCAAAGCCTGTTCCTAAAAAAACTAAATCCAAAGAAGTAAGTTATACTAAAGATCCAACTTTAAATAAGATACTTAATGAGACTGCTCAGACTCAAGAATTTGAAGAGTATCCAAGTATGGGTGAGTATGATACTTCTAATATGGCAGATCTTTTAGGATATGGTGGAACACCTTTTGGTGGTGGAGATGATGAAACAAAAAGAAAAGTGTCTGCTGCACAAACTGCTAAATCAGCTGGAATAGATCCCGCCAATCCTAAAGTAGAAAGTGTTATGAATGCTATGTCAAGGGATTATAGGGAAGTAATGAAAGCAATAGATAAGAAACAGGGTAGATAATGTCAACAATAGAAAAAGATTTAAATCCAGATACTTATATAGGACTGACTTTACCTATCAGCTTTGGTAGGGACGGAGATTTTAATAGAACTAAAAAAACTATAAAGCAAACAAAATCTAATATTAAAAATTTACTTTTAACAAGAAGAGGTGAACGACTAGGTAATCCTACATTTGGATCAGAATTAATGTCAGTATTATTTGAACCCATGGATGGCGACTTGGAAACTAAACTAGAGGAGGCAATAAGAGCTTCACTGTCGGAATTTTTGCCTTTTGTTAATTTATTGGATATTAAATTTAGCAGATCTGAAAATACAATTTCTCCTAAAATTATATTTACAATGGATATAGACAATACTACAATAGAAGAAGTGAATTTAAGTCTTGATTTGTCGGAATAGGAGATTATAAATGCCAGCAACAACACCAAAAAAATCAGTAAAAGAAGTTAGATACTTAAATAAAGATTTTACATCTTTTAGAGATAATCTAATAGAATTTGCTAAAATATATTTTCCAACGGATTATAACGACTTTAATGAAACAAGTCCAGGTATGATGTTTATTGAAATGGCATCTTATGTAGGTGATGTTTTATCATATTATGTAGACAATCAGTTCAAAGAAAGTTTATTAGCTTTTGCAGAAGAAAAAAGAACTGTGTATAATATGGCTCAATCTTTAGGATATAAACCAAAACTAGCAACTTCTTCAACAGTCGATATTGATATTTTCCAAACAGCGCCTTCTATATCCAGCGGAACTGGATTAGATTATACAACTAAACCAGATTTAAGATATGGCTTAAATGTAAACGCGGGGATGGAATTACAAAGTGATACCGGAATTAAATTTACTACTTTAGAAGATTGCAATTTTAAATATTCATCTTCTTACGATCCACTTACTGTAACTGTATATGAAACTAATAATAATGTTCCTGTGAGTTATCTGCTTAAAAAAACCGTAAGAGCTAGTAGTGGGAATGTTTCAGTTGATTACTTTACTTTTAATGCCGCTACAAAATATAATCGAGTAGCTTTAAGTAACGAAAATGTAACCGAAATTCTTTCTGTGACAGATAGCGATGGTAATAATTGGCACGAAGTTCCATTTTTGGCTCAAGATACTGTGTATACGGAAGCGGAAAACACCACCGCAACAGATCCTGATTTGGCTGGTTATTCTGATCAAGCCCCATACTTACTAAAACTTTTAAAAACTGCTCGGAGATTTATAACTTATATCAGAGAAGATGGTAAAACAGAATTAAGATTTGGTGCTGGAACTTCTGATAATCCAGACGAGGAAATAATTCCTAATCCTGATAGTGTTGGATCTTCTTTACCCGGCTCTCCATCAAAATTGGGAATTGGGTTTGATCCTTCTAATTTTTTAAACACCAAAGCATATGGCCAAGCACCATCAAATACTCAATTAACTGTTACATATAGAGCTGGTGGTGGGGTAGATAATAATGTTAGGGCTGGGAGCTTAACCAGTGTTCAATCTTCAACAATTACATTGGATGAAGCGGGACTTGGATCTACTTTAGTTGCACAAACTAAGAATTCGGTTGCTGTGACAAATCCAAAACCAGCTTCAGGTGGAAAAGATAAAGAAAGCATTATAGAAGTAAAAAATAATTCATTAGCTTACTTCCAAGCTCAACAGAGAGCAGTTACTAAAGCAGATTATATTACAAGAGTGTATGCATTACCAGCTAAATATGGTAATGTTGCTAAGTGCTATATTGTACAAGATTCACAATTGGATGCTGGTACGGGAGCAGCTAATTCAGATAGCCGTATTATAAATCCCCTAGCACTTAATTTATACACATTGGGATTTGATGCCAATAAAAAATTAACACAAATAAACCAAGCAGTAAAGGAAAATATTCAAACTTACCTAACACAATTCAGAATGGTAACGGATGCTGTAAATATAAAAGATGCTTTTGTGATCAATATTGCAGTTAAATTTAACATCTTAACGAAAGTTGGTTATAATGCTGATGAAGTTGTGCTTAAAGCTATACAAAAGGTTAAAAACTTTTTTGATATTGACAAATGGCAAATTGGTCAGCCAATAGTTTTATCTGATTTAGCTTATCAGATATCATTGGTGGAAGGTGTTTCAGCAGTCGTTGCGCCAGAAGAAAATAATCCTAATGGTCAGCCTATATTAATAGGAAATAAAGCTATTGCTTCACAAGGATATTCGGGTAATATATATGATATTTCAGCCGCAACGGTGGACGGTGTTGTTTACCCATCTCTTGATCCAAGTTGTTTTGAATTGAAATTTCCAACAACAGATATCGAGGGTCGGTCAGTTGGAAGCTCGGCAGCAGGAGGTAACTAATGTATTATTTTATTTATCCCGAAGTGGACACGACATTATATCAATCAAGTGGAAGTATGAATACTGGTTTAGATGAAATATTAGAAATAAGAAAAGATATGTCTGCCGCAGGAACAAGTATTAAGGTTTCCCGTATATTAATGAAATTTGATTTAAGTGAAGTTTCAAAATCTATAGTTAGTGGGCAAATTGCAACGGATGCTAAATTTTATTTAAATATGTATGATGCAAACCCAGCCGATTTATCATACAGTCAATCTTTATATGCTTATCCCGTAAGTCAAAGTTGGGTTTCGGGAGAAGGTAAATTTCACGATAATCCTGTAACAGGCGAAGGGGCAAGTTGGCATTATAAAGATGGTTCAACAGCCGCTACTATGTGGGATACAGAAGTTACATCCTCGGGCGGGACTTGGTATACAGCATCATATGCTACTCAATCCTTCGCATGGGGAACAACGGATATGCGAATGAATGTCACTCCCATTGTGAATAAGTGGTTAGATGGAACTTATCCAAACGAAGGTTTTATGTTAAAAAGAAGTGGTAGCATAGGTAACTCGGACACCAATACAGATGAGGGAAGTGGAGATAGATTGGGTAGTTTTTCCTTTTTCTCAAGAGAAACAAACACTATATATCCACCCAAATTAGAAGTGGAGTGGTATGATACGGTATGGAATACTGGATCACTTAGTGCATTATCATCTGCCAATTTAGAAGATTTGGTATTTTATATGAAGGGGATGCGGCCTGTATATAAAGAGAAATCAAAAGTAAAATTTAGATTAGTCGGTAGAGAAAGATACCCAACCAAA